CTAGCAATATCTAAAAGACCTATTTGTGCGTCTTTAACACTTTGATCATTGATCTTAACTCTAAGATCTTTGATTTTTATATCGATCCACTTCATATCAGGTGTTACTCTGCCCTGAGATAACGCTTGTGTTGCCCATTTGGACTCCAACTGAAGTTTCTCCGATATTAACTTTTGTAGCATCTCGGTCTACCTCTTCAAAGGTTAAAAAAAGAATGTCAGGATTTTCAAAGCCAGCACCTTCTTTTTCTGTTACATCTCCTGAGGCAACCTTATTTTTAAAATCCTCAAGGACGGCCTTATCGTTCTCAGCCTCAAGCATCTCATCTATATATATATTTTTATATTTTGCTTGGACGCGATATAGCTTCATGTGGTATTATATATCAAAAAGTGACAGAAATGCAACTATGTGGTTATCTTAGGCTTTTTTGGCGGTATTATTGGGTTTTCTTTAGGAACTTTAATTTCTTCACATTGAAATTTTACAACAATTTTACTATTTTCAATAAATTCTCTGTCATACTCTTCCAATTCGTACAAATTTTTAAATGTGCCATAAGCTATTCTATAGCCAAATTCTACACATTCAGTGTGAGATGGGAATGAATGGCCAGGGTAATGATAAGAAGGACATTGCCCACTTAGCATACTGCACATGTATAAAACGATGTAAAATTTAGTCATATTCCTATATTATCCTATCTTATTTAATCCTTGCATTTAATATCAAAATAACTATATTAATGCAATGAAAAAAACTAACCAAGAGAGTATACATGAAAACACTTAAGTTGAAAACCAGTAGTGACCATTTTGCTACATGGATAAAAGAAGTTGATGATGTCTTAGACAAGACTCAAGTCAATAATGTGAATGGAGAAGTATTAGAATATGCAGACTCCCATTTCCAAGAACAGATGCGTAGGTTGCAGCAGTGTTCTATGAACTTTGAAGAGCATCCTATCTATCCGATTAATGAGCAGGTCGCGATGGATTTACTTTACAGCCACATACAAGGAGCGATAGACGATAATGATAAATCAATTTTATAAATTTTGTTTGTTAATTTGTTTGTTGGTTATACCACCTAAAATATTTTTAATTTTAGTTGGTGCACTGCTTTACACAATCATATACTAACCAAAGGAAAATAAATATGAGCACTAAGGAAATAAAAAATAAATTCTATTCAACGAAAGATTATTCGATGTTTAGAAAATCAAAAGGTAATAGAGAAGTTGATTCTACTCATGTAGAGAGAATTAAAAGATTGATTGCTGATAAGGATACGCAGCAACCTATTATCGTAAATAAAAAATACGAAGTTATAGATGGACAACATACTTTACAAGCTAGAAAAGATTTAGGCTTAGAAGTATATTTTATTATCTCAGAGTCTGAAGATGCTTTAGATACTGCGAGAATGAATACCGGAAAACGGAACTGGAACTTAGATAACTTCTTAAAATTTCATTGCGATCGTAACAGACAAGATTACAAAATCTGTCGATCTAAAATGGATGAATATAAAATGCCTGTTGCAGAAACACTGGCATTACTTTCTGGCAAAGCAACTGTTGCAAGAGATCTAACTGAAGAGTTTAAACTTGGAAGTTGGAAGATTGCTGCAGGTAATATCACAAAGTTTGATAAGATTGCTAAAGAGTTAACTTATATTGGAAATCAAATAGATCCAAATGGCAAAAAACTTAAACGACAATTAATTAGAGCATATTTAATTATGGTCAAACACCCTAGGTTTTCATTCGAAAGACTTAAGGCTGCTATGAAATCAAAAGCTGGTAAGTTGTTACCTGTAACATCTAGCTCAGATTACATAGAACAGTTTGATAAAGTTTATAATGGTGGATTAACTAGAGATAAAAAAATTGATCTACTTAAATTTGCTTTGGATAGAGACTTTGACAAACGAGAGGCAGCATAATGGACATAAATAAATGGAAGTCTTGTGCAGTTGATATTGAATCCTATTGTATAATTAGGGCTATGGGTAAAGAGGGTTTCAGAAGACCTGGAAATATGATAGCTAAACTAGTTGATGAAGAGATTCGTAAAATTGCCAAGAAAGAAGGCAAATCTGTTTCACAGATGAGAGAGATTTTACTTAAGCAGGGACGCGTCCTGCTGAACGGTAAATAGTAATTAGGTTGAGAGCTGCAGACGGTTAACCCTTAATCTAATTACGCAAAAGGCCCGGGAGACTGGGCCTTTTTTTTATGTTGCAATAAGGTCACAAATTTTATAATAACAATATAACGTATTCCTAAGCCTAAATGAAAAAGTGGGGCTTTCAAAAACACTTTATTTTCATAGAACAACGAGCACAAATTTTTTTAAATTAATTAGGAGAATTGTGGCTAAAAAGAAAAATAAAGCTAGTGAAGATGCTTTAAGAGAAGCATTAACAAAATTGGTTATTATATGTCCAGACAAGAAGACATATAATCAAATGACTAGTCTTATGTTTCAGTTGTATTGTGGAAATGATTTTGGTTTAGGAAATTTCAGTCTTTCATTCCTTGAGATAATTGAGGAGTGTTGGAGATCAGGTAGAAAAGCTGCAGCTAAGGCTAAAGGCATAAAACTGGTCTACAATAAAGATGCGTGACCGTAGAGTTTTTTCCATATCGATATCTTTCCCACTCTGCGGTCGCGTAATTATGGACGATGATCTAACTATAGACGCTTTAATTGACTATCATTATAGGATCCTGGATTCATTAGATGGTGTAGGTAAAATGCGATTCATTAATGGTGTTCTGGATGATTACACGGAACTCATGGCCATGAGGCATCCTAAAAAGGAGCAGCGGCAATATCGTGAATTACTCACCGACCTTGTTAAAAATTTTGGGCATTGATATGGCACACGCTATATTGAATGTTAAACATGCAGAGCAACGCTTGTTCCAAGCTATCATTGTACAGGCGTTTGAAGACTGTGCCTTTAGTACATCGAGTAAGGTAGACGCTTATAATAAGGAAGATAGTTATAATTGGTTTAAAAATGGTGACGCAGATTTTGATAAAATTTGTTGGTACGCTGATTTGGACCCTACCTTTGTAAGAGAAAGATTTTTAAAATTAAGACAAGAGAAAACTATTACATTTAATAAAACAGAATTAATGTGGATGGAGTATCGAGATAAATATAGAAAATATAGAGCTGCTAATGATAAAGAATCGAGAAGAATTATTAAGCGTGGTATTGACAGGTTAACCCTGCCAAGAAAAAAAGAATAATAAACTGGCAGGGTAACTAACCTAAGAGAGCTAATAATGAAAAAAGCTCAGTTAACAGTTTAGTGTATTCGGTCAGAGAGATCAAGTTTTAATGGGTAACGGCCACCGGATATCTGCAAGGATGATGGTGGCCGCGTTTTTGAATGATTATTTGTAGCATTTACTGTATTTGTGGTCAATTATTAAATTCTACTATATAGATTATTATACCCTTTCATTATTTTATTTTACATCGGACCCTAATATGGTGTCCCTGGTGTCCCTGAATGACTATTATTCAATTATACCAATGCTTTTAGACGATTTTAATGGTGTCCCTGTGGTGTCCCTATGGTGTCCCTGAGGGACACCTAAACAATAATATTGCATAAATAGATACCTTGGGTTGTTTTAGGTTGCACTTTCAAAAGGTTAGAATAATCTATATAGTAGAAATATGACTAGAGGATTGAAAAAGAAAGAACTCAGAACTGAAGACGACTTGACCTTAAAGCAAAAGAAATTCATTGAGGTGTATGTTAAAAACTGGGGTAACATTACAAAAGCTGATGCTGCTAAAGAAGCAGGATTTGATTGTAAGAATGATAATGATTACTCAGTCATAGCATCTAGATTAACAAATAGAAAACTTAATCCACATGTTGTTAGATACATGGACAAAATTTACAAAGAAGAATGTGCGAAGTACGAGGGTGATAACCTTAGGCGTTACAAAAGACTTGAAAGAATTGCATTGAGTGCAGAGAGTGATAAACAATATGCTGCTGCTATTAATGCTGAATATAGATCTGGCCAATTAGCAGGGCAGTATGTTGATAGAAAAGAAGTTAAAGTAACCGGGTTGGAGGGCATGTCGCGTGAAGAACTTGAAAGTAAACTCAAGGAACTTTCAAACAAAATCGATGGGTATAACGCAAAGACCATCGAGGTTGTCGAAAGCACAGCAGAACAAATTGAAGAAAGCTAGTTGGTCTGTCTGGCTCAAGGCTTTTAACGAGATCCATAACTCAACACTTAACACTTCAGTAGGTATTGTAAATGTTGAAACGAAAAATAAATATTAATAAAAAAGCAAAACATTGGAAAGATAGATACCCTATGGTTTCTGTAACATGGAATGACATCGTTAGTGATTCTGGTTGGCAAAATTTTGACTCATTAAAAAAAGCTAAGCTAGCAACTTGTGTTACGAATGGACATTT